TTAAAACACCTCAAAGACCCGAATGTTTAGCCCTCGTCAATGGGAAGCTATTGAACTACTTGAATACGATCCGAATGTAACCGATGTACTTTATGGCGGTGGAGCTGGTGGAGGAAAAACATTCTTGGGTTGCGGTTGGCAAATTATGCGAAGGTTATTCTATCCCGGCACTCGTGGATTGATCGGTCGAGATACATTGACTAATTTAAAGACCTCAACACTTGAAACATTCAATATTGTTTGGCAGAAGTATTTCTCAGCCAATCCGCAAGGCATCACGGTTAAGATAAACGGACAAACGAATGTTATTCACTTTAGCAATGGTTCACAGATTTACTTGAAACCTTTGGAACATAACAGCAGTGATCCTGATGGGTATCAGTTCGGATCATTGGAGATTACAGATGCTTTCTTTGACGAGGTGAATGGTTGTTCAAAAAAATACGTTGAGATCGTTACGAGCCGGATTAGGTACAACCTGATTAATAATAAGCAGCCTGTTCTTATGGCAGCTAATCCGGGTTATGATTGGGTTCGTAATCGGTTCGTCAAAGACAAGGCGAACAATGATGTGCAATTGAAACCACATGAAGCGGTTGTTCGTGCATTGCTTACAGATAATCCTGATCCATTGTTTCAAGAAAATTACCGCCGGCAGTTAGAAAAACTTTCACCCTATGACCGTGATCGTTTACTTTACGGTGATTGGGATGCTGTTAAGTCTGCTGACAATCCATTCTTACACGCCTTTGATGAAACAAGGCACGTTGCTCAGATTGATTATAATCCAAATTTACCGATCATTGTTTCGATTGACTTTAACATCAACCCGTTTTGTGCTTTGTTCGGTCAGGTATCGGGGCGGTCATCTTGGATTTATGATGAGGTTGCGATTCAAAAAGGCGATTTGTTTAAAATGGCAGATGCTATCAAGGCTCGGATACCTGAGAACAAAAAAGGTTTGTTGAAGATTACAGGCGATAAGTTGGGCGGTAATGGGCAAATAGCTTTACGAGATCATTTCAGCAATTACAAACAACTTCAACAGCTAATCGGTTTAAGTGAATCACAGTTTTATCTTCCTGCCAATCCAACACATGAATCAAGCCGAACCGATTGCAACATGGCACTCATTCAGAAAGATGTTAAGATTTCAAACCGTTGCATTAACCTGATCGCGGATTGCAAACTTGTTGAGGTCAATAACGAAGGTGCGATCGTTAAAAAGAACCGTGATAAAATGGAACAGCGATCAGATTTTCTTGATTGTTTTCGATATTTTATTAATACGTTTGTGAAATGAAAACCAAAATAAACCTATCACAGCGCGACCTAGACGATTTGCAGAAAGAATACAAACTAATCGCAGAAAAAAAATCGAACCTATCTGCTAAAAATCGCCAAAAGGTTTTACATTTGGTCAATCATTTATTCAAAACTAATCAAATACACGTTGAACAATGAGCATCTGCACCGCCTGTTTTGATGGCGAAACAATCCCGAAATGCGCTGAACAACTTATAATCGGCGATACTGAACTTGCAGAAGGAACAGAATTGAGGTTGTATTTCAAGATACTATCAACGGGAATGATCGGTTATGTTACGGCTGAGGTAAATGATGCAGGACAAATCGTAACAGGCAGAACCGTTGACGATGAGTTTGTTTACGATCCGCTTGAATTGCCAACTGGAACGTATGTTGAGTTATGGGTTGTTGCTGAATCCGAAAACGTTAATATATCCGATCGCGTAACTTTTCAGATTGATGCCGTTGACCAGACTTGCATCGAAGTTAAGGTGCAATCAATCGGCGGTGAGTATGTTACTTATGATTTAAGTGCTACGGTATGACCTTAATTGAGAAAGTAATCAAAGGTGCATGGTACTCAATAACCGATAACAAGGCAACACGCGACATGGCAAAGAATCGGCTAATCGTTTGTGAGTTCTGCCCGGAAAGAACAGGCATAACTTGCGGCTTATGTGGTTGCGTACTAAAATTTAAAACACGGCTAACTGAAGAAGAATGCCCGGCAAAGAAATGGTGAATCTCAAAAACATCTTCAAACGCAATAAGAACTTTGACAACATGGTTAAGGTTTTTTCTCGTTCAGGGCATACCTACTACAAATTTCCAAAAGAACTTAATCTGCCTATTGAGCGGTTTTCGATGGTAATGGCTTTAATGGAACGGTTGAGTTCCGGATTAAGCGGAAGTGAAATGGATTTAATATTGGAGAAGATGGAACTTGCATTATCTGCAGGATTGTCGAATCCAAAGAACGCAGCGTTAATAGCAACGTACATCCACATTATCCGCGAGCGTAACGACACGGTTATTCATCGGGATATCTTGATCAACCTTGCAGCGACTTGGTTGGTTCGGGATGACGAGAACCCGAATGTTATTAATGCCGATATTCACAAAGAAAAAGTAACTCTGTTCGATGCGATGTGCAAGGAGGGATCGCATGATTTTTTTACCCGAATTGGTATCGAACCACTCGTGCCGTTATTAACCATGTCAGCAAGCGACTTTCAGATATTGTGGGATCACAACGTCCAACAACAGCAGCTACTAATCAAGGCTCTGAACCAACTCGATTCTCGCCGCGAACAAAGGCAGCCAAAGTACAATCAGACTTGAAAGACCAGTTGATGGCATTGGCTGAAGGTGACGTTCAGAATTACAATGAATTAAGGCAGGGCGATATTGAACTATTTTTAATTAAATTTGAGCAGTTTATAAAATCGCACAATGGCAGAGGTTCTCATAACGTATAAGGCAGAAGCAGATTCACTTGAAGCGGTCGTAAAAGAAGCGGTTAAGGGTAATGTTGCTATTGCAGAATCAGCAACTAAAGCCGGGCAAGTTGCATCGAAAGCATTTAAGGAAGTTGGAAGTTCTGCTAAAGCTGCGTTTGCATCACAGGAAACATCGAAGCAACTTGCAAAACTTGGAACTGAATCAAAGAAGGTTATTCTTGAAATAAAATCTTCATTTGAGAACGTCAAGACTTCAGCCGCAAAGACTGCCGTAAGTTTAAAAGAACAGGTAGCGAACCTCAACGCATCTCGTGCGGCGGCTGTTAAAAACAACAAAGAAGCGGTTGAATCAATCAAGGTTGCAAAGACTTTTACCAATCAGGTACAAGAGCAGGCGAAAGCGGTTGATAATAACACAGCTAAAACAACATCACTCAGGACGCAGTTAAAGAATCTAAAGGCTGAATTATCGGCATTGGATTCAGCCGGCAAAGGTGGAACAAAACAGTTCAATGATCTTGCGATTGCGGCGGCACGGTTAGAAGATCAGATAGGCGATACTCAACAAAGAGTAAAAGTGTTGGCATCAGATACATTTGCATTCGATGCCGCTATTGGTGCTGTAAAAGGATTGGCGGCAGGATTTGCGGTTGCTCAGGGTACTATCGGATTGTTTGCAAAAGATAATGAGGAATTGCAAGAAGCTATTGCTAAAACAAATTCAGCTATCGCAGTTTTAACAGGACTTCAAGAAATAGCAAATATAGTTACTGGTCAGGGTGCTGAGAAGATTGGAATATTAACACTTGCTCAGTCGGCTTACGGATTAGTGGTCGGTAAGTCAACAGGGGCAATGAAGTTGTTTAGGCTTTCATTGGCTGCGACCGGAGTAGGTTTGTTGGTGGTTGGATTAATGGAGTTGGTTGAGAACTTTGATAAGGTAAAAAAAGCGATAACGAATGCAATACCCGGATTCGATACTATAGCAGAAAGCATAGGTAAAGTAATTGATAAAACAAAAGAATTACTTGGAATTGACGAAGGCGGTGCTGATGCTAAAAAAGCATTGGATAATCTGATTGGGGTTGAAAAAAGAAAAACAGATGTTCAAGTTAAGGCATTAGAGCGGAGGATAAATTTATTGGACGCCGGCAATAAAAAAACAACCGATCTTGAGATTAAGAAAGAGCAAATTCAAATTGAAAGTTTAAAAAGAATAATTAACGCAATAAGAAAAAACGGCGATCAGTTAGTGAAGCTAGATGAGGATGCAAGGATTGAAATAAACAACAAGGCTCGTGAGATGAATGCGGAAATCTTAGACCGTGAAAATGCAATACAAGTATTAAGAATTAAAGCAAGCCAAGACCTGAATAAAAAGATTAAAAAAGACAAGATTGAAATTTTGAAATTCACCGCCGACATCGAAGGTGCGATTAATGATTTGATAAAAGAAAATAATCAAAAGCGGTTAGAGTATGCAGAACTACAAAAGAAGTCACTTTTAGAAATAGACGAAACCACAAACGAGGAACTTCAAAATCAAAGGTCAAGATTCCTGCAAGCAGAAATAGCTGAAGGCGATAATTCATTAGAAACTAAAAAGGCGTTAATTAATTCGGAGGCTGATGCAAGGGTAAAAGGTATACGAGAAACTCTTGGATTTACAAAGGACGCTGATAATCAAATCAGGATTATTAATGCAAAACGAAATGATGATTTGAGCAAGATTGACGATGAAAGACTAAAAGCGATACTTGAATATGCTCAAGCGTTTGCAGGTGTTCTTAATCAACTCAATGAACTTCAGGCTCAACTAGGTGAAAACAGAATTGCTCAAATTAACACCGAAAAAGAGGCTCAATTAGCAGCTATTAATGAATCATTTGATACCGAACGCAGCAAGATTCGTCAACGTGCGGCATTAGAACTTAGGGCGAACCGTGCAATAGCAGCAGAGAAGACTAAGCAAGCGAAAGCAGACAAGGCATTGGCTTTGTTTAATGCTGTTATCGGAACTGCCGCAGCCGTTGCAACTGCTAAAACAATTCCTTTGAAGATTATTGCCGGAATTATCGGTGCTGCACAAATCGCACTAATCGCATCCAAACCAATCCCTAAATTCGCTCAAGGCGGTGTTGTCGGTGGTAAATTACATTCACAAGGTGGAACGCAGATTGAAGCTGAGAAAGATGAGTTTATAGTAAAACGTTCGCAATCGGTCAAACATCGCAAAGAACTTGATGCAATCAATACCTCAACACAGGCATTCAGAGCAATGATTGAACAAAGGTATGTTCGTCCGGCTATTATGAATTACGTTTTAAACCGCAAACAGGATCAAGGCGTAACGGTTAACGCATCACTCAACAGTAAGTCAATGGAGGCTGAATTAAGAGGCTTACGTAAAGACATCCGCAATAGCCGCACTCGTTCGATTAGTTCACAATTCGATTCTCGTTATTCATGGCAGTAGACATTCAATTTATTGTTGACGGTCAGGATAGAGGGCAGCCATTAAACGCTAAGGACTTTGGATTGACCATTAACGAGAACGTAGATATTAACGCTCGTATCGTATCGTTTGACAATGAAATGATTTTTGGTAATGACATGTACTATTACTTGTTTGAAAAGCTGGCAAACACAGGATTCTGTAACTTGGTTGAGGTTGAAGTTAATTACGAGTGCTCGGACGATTGGTTGACCTTAACAAAGGGCTACATCGTAGTGTCTGAATGTTTGTTTGATTTGGATAAATGTCAGGTCAAAACCAAGCTGTATGATGACACGTTTTCAACTAAGATCAACAACAATAAGTCGATTCCGTTTTCACTTAGTTTGACCACTACGAAGAATGGAACGGTGATAGTACCGCCTTTGGTGTTTAACGGCAACTTCTTTAATCCTGCTGATGGTGTTTACGATTACGAATATGTAGGTGTTATTTCAGTTTACGAGGCGTTCCGGCATTTGATTACTTGCATGAGTGATGGACTTGTTGACTTCGAATCAAGCTACTTTTTTTGGGAGCCAACAAATAACTACCTCAACACATTAATCGTAACAAACGGTGCGGCTATTCGCAACAGGTCAGGTTCTGAAACTGTTATTTCATTTGAACAATTATACATCGCCTTAAAAAAGAAACTGAACTTAGGAATGGCTTTCGAACGCCAATCAAACGGCAGACCATTACTTAGGATTGAACTTGAATCTTACTTTTATCAATCGGGTGTAAACGTAAACCTTTATGATCAGCCAAGCATAGAACTTACATTTGACAAAGACAGATTATATCAGGCTGTTAATTTTGGAGGCGATCCATTCTTAGAAAAAGAGCAATGCAATAACGGTTCAACTGCTTGTACATTTTTACAGACACCGTTCAGAGGTTTTCGCGATGAAACATTTGGCTTCGGTGGTGAGTGTAATACATCCGCAATACTTGACCTAAAGAGCAATGATGTAATATTTGACACGAACGTAATTGAAGATATATTTAGATTCAACATTGATACTTACGATACGAATCCGGTTATCGTTGATGCTGATTATTTATTTGGCTTTCCAGTATTTGAAATGAATAAGTTTGATCCGTACAGCTTACCTATTCCACAAACTGTATACAACGGTAGTCTAAGAAATATTAACGTGTCCGCAAATTGGCTAAACGGTTTTCCGAATAGCTTGTTTTCTTTTCTTACTTCACCAACATTTCCTAATTCGCCAACGGTAAACGTAAGGTCTAACTATTCACCGAATCCAACCTTTGCGATTCAGTTAACAACATTCAATTCATACCTAACCGAAACAGGTCTCTACGTTACGTTTCCAACAGATGTAGTTAATCCGTTCGGATATTATGCAACAGATTCTTATACCGTTCCTTTTACGGGTATTTACACGGCTGCGGCAGTTGTTTGTTTGGGTGGTCTTGGAGGTAGTGCAGCAGGTGAACATGAGGGGTTCGTAACTATACGGCACGAAACATCAGACGAAACACCGATTCAAATATTTAATGGTACACCGATTGCTATTATCTCACCTGACGGTTTAATTATTAGCCATGCTGCCACATTCTTAGCAAATGCAGGTGACTTGATTAGGGTTGATGTAAGCGCACGGGCGAACTTCTTTGATAACGGAGTACCTCAACCTATTGTAAACTCATTGTTTAATGTGCCAACAGGTCAAACAATCTACACGAATTTACAGGTTGTTGCAGCACCATTAAATCCCGACAATCCCGATGAAGAACTTGATCCCGTCAACATTGACGATGTTCGTGCATACCTTTATAAATTCGACCGACCGCTAACAATGGGCGAGATTCAAGCGATATTGGATAACACGTCAAAACCGATTGCATTCGGGCGGCATGATGACCCGTTAAGAGTGATTGAAGGGTTTATTAAGAACATTACCATCCCATCCGTAATAAGACAATCGGCATCAATTGAACTTAAATCTAACAGACTACTTCGATGAGTTATACATCCATACCGAATCAGCCGATACTCTTTGAAACACTTGAAGAAATAGAATCGAATTGCTTTTGCGATCCTGCGGAATACAAACAGATAGTTGATTTTAACGATGATATTTATTTTCAGGTACAAGCACCAGTATGTGGCGTTGAATTAGACGGCACGGGTTCGCTAGGTGATGAGCCGAATAACTGGACTTACGATGACGGTGAAATCTGTTCTACATTTCAATCCGATCCTGATCTTCAAGAAGGAACATTCGTTTGGAATTTCGATCCACGAACCTCATCGAATATCGGATTCATTACTTTCAAAGTTGTTGTTGTTGTTACCTCGATGACGCAAGGTTCAATTACTGTTTTTTTATCTGCCGGCACAACTTACACGATTTACACAGCCGGAACATACGAGTTCTATTTATCAACCAACTTCTTTGTAAATGGGAATCTTTCGATTGACCTTTTCTTTACCTCTATTTCATTTGTCGGATGCTTCAATGAACCACAGGTGTATGCCGCCGGAACAGGTTTAGCAATGGCATGGGTGGACGAATCAGGTGAGTATGTTTCGGATGTTACAATTACTGATTCATCCGTAATCAGCGACAAGGTAACGGTACACCTTGCAGTTCAAAATCAAGAAATCGGCACGGGATGTTACCGGTTAGCAATAGCCGATCCATGCGATAACTCATGTGGTCAATTCGGATTAGTTTATCCCGGCTTCGAAAATGATTACGGTTGGGATCGCTCTGAAGGTCAATGGACAATCGCAACATCGCAGGCAACATGGACTTTTGCAGGAGATGCAAGTTCGACAATGTTTAACCGAACCGGTTTAGAGCTTTGTGAGGGCGTATCTTATAACGTAACTGTTGACATTGCTTCGATTGCTGATTGTGCTATCTCGGTTGTTGCCGGGACTGGTTCAAGCTGTGTTCCTGCATTCGTAAGTACAACAGGAGTACACACATTCGTTCTCACAGTCGGTACAGGTGACACTACATTTGGAGTTAAGGCTTCAGCTACTTCAATCATTTCCGCTTCTGCTGTTTTAAATTCAGTTCAAGCCTATCCGAATCCTGCCGATATTGAGTACGATTTGTTTTCGCCCATTCTTTCGGTCGGGAATTATGATAACGATTGCACCTACTTAAAGTTAACAGCATGCAACACGTATAATCAATTTGGATTTGCGTTTGGTGAATCAGGATTTGCACCTGAGTTAAGAGTTGAGGGATTGAAACGTAATCCAAAATACAAGGTCGATGCTGATACATTCCGTTTTGCTTCAGGTCGTTCAATCACAGCCTATGCCGATCGGTTAAAGTCGTGGTCATTTCACTTCGGACGTTTGCCTGAATACTTACTTGACTTCCTTTCAATCGCGTTCTTTTTCGATAACGTGAATATTAACGGCACAAAATACTTCCCGGCTGATGCTGAATTTCCTGCAATCGAATGGAACGATGCCGACAATAAGTTGGGCAGACTTGATATCGAACTAATTGAAAAGAATACCAAAGTTCAAAAGGTTCAATGTGCTGCCGAATCAACCGATTGTACACCCGTTCCCGAACCTGTGATTGAGGATAAGATTTTCCAAGATACTAATCCGTTTATTTTTCAAGACGGTGAATATTTTGGATTTAATTAAATTAGTATCTTAGTGCCGTCTTAATGCAACCCGTAGGTGTTATCTCCGACCTATGCAACATGGAGTAATAATTACCTAATACATTTTTAAAATGGGATGCGTTTCTTATTGCGATGAAGCACTACTTGAACACGACCTCGTCAATTGCGGCGAGTATAAACTCGGAGGTTCGCCAAGTGTAATTATCGGAAGCTGCGGAACTACTTTAGCCGATCCATCAAATGCCGAAGAAGTACAAGCGTTATTAGACGCAGGAACTGCTCGGTTAATTTCTGACATTCGGTTTGGTATGCCGGCAGGTTCTCCTGTCTTAGTTGATTCACCTGTTGGCTGCGGCTCACAGATCAGAATTAATGAGGACAGAACTGCAACGCTCTACGATGGTAATGTGACAGATGGAAATAATGACTTTTGGAATGATTTAAATAACCGCAAAATTGCGTGGGTACTAGCTTACTCTTGTGATTCTGGTAAGGTGATTTTCATCAATCCTCCGGGAGCCATTACAACCTCTGCTAACTTTATCTTCCCAGAGCAAAACAACGAATTGCAACGGTACGAGGCTACGTTATCGTGGAGGGATAAAAATATTCCTACTCAATATACTGCACCGACCGGTATTTTTAGCTAATGGCTGAGAAAAAGCAAATCAAACAGAAGGCTACATCTGAGGTGCAAACTTCGGGTGTAGTCCTTTTTGCGTTCGGTAAGACGGCTTATTATTGGGCAACATTCAATCTTGCGTTTTCAATTAAATACCATAACCCGAATATTAAAATTGCAGTATTTACAGACGATCCTGATTCATTACGTGGTGCTGTTTACAACTGCGATTACTTCGATTCGATTTCTCAAATTGACATTAACGACCTTTCAACAGATAAAAGGTTTGACCCTGCTAAGTTGAAACTCTCTTTATACAAGTACCTTCCTTTCGATTACAATCTTTACTTAGATGTGGACGCAATCGCATTAAAGGATTTGCAGCCAATGATTAATGAATTGATCGGTGCTAATAAATATTACGTTACGCACACGGTCGGCTATCACACGATTAAACAAGGCAGAGATATTCCGACAATGCAATGGGCATGGGCAGACGATATCTGGAAGCAATACAACTTATCCGATAAAGCAATACTTCCGGCGATAAACAGCAGCATGCAATTCATTGTTAAATCGGATGAGTCAAAGAAACTTTATGAAACCGCATTTGAGTTATTTCAAAATCCAATACCGGTTAATAAACTGCGGATGCGATGGGGCAACGGTCAGCCTGATGAACTTTACATGAACATTGCATTGGCTAAACTTGGACACGATCCCGGTTTTAAAAACGACGGGCGAGTTGGCAAATCTGAATCCGGCTTTATTCACTTTGCGATGAGGCGTTCACTCACATACGAGGAAGTGATCGAAAACTTTTATCTTCAATCTTATTACGGCGGCGTTCGGTTTACTCCGCTATTTTACACCGAATGGATTGATAGAATATTAAGGCGAGATTTAAGCAAGGTTGGAATTACACATGAGTTTTTTATTGAGAAGATAACTAAGTACAAACACGCTGATAATAAGAAATGAAAGTATCTGTCATTATACCGTGCAAAGGACGATTGGAGCAGTTAAAACAATGCTTGCCAACGGTATTAAATCAGACGTATGAAAATATTGAGGTGGTTGTTGTTGATTATAATTGCCCGGAGAACACAAGCGGTTACTGTGATTCGATTGGAGTTAATTACGTGAAGGCAAATGTTCCTGCTGATTATTGGAACTTATGCAAAGCACGGAACTTTGGGGCGAGGCATTCAACAGGCGAAGTTCTTTTATTTCTTGATGCTGATACTATCTTAATGCCTCAATTTATTGAATCGGAGTTGGCTAAATTGGAGTTAGGTTCTTTCTTAACAGGATTGGTTGAACCGCCGTGGAATGGTTGTGGATGTTTGTTCGTTTACCGAAATGACTTCGAAGCGGTCAGAGGTTACAACGAACTATTTGAAGGCTGGGGTTATGATGACTTCAATATGTACGAACGATTGTCGCATTCTGATTTAACTCATTATAAGTTCTCACCTAACCTGATTGAAAACCTATCACACGAAGATTCCGGACGTAACGAATTTCACGGTAACGAAGATAAATACGCATCGAAAGACCGTAACTTTAAAATTCATTTAAGCGGTAAATTTACCTCATCCATAAATATGACAAGAACGGACATTATAAATCACTTAATTAAAAAGAACGGATACAAATCTTATTTGGAAATCGGAGTACGGAATCCAAACGATAATTTCAACTTAATCGAATGCGATTTAAAGACGGGTGTTGATCCTGATCCAAATGCAAAGGCAACGCATACGATGACTTCTGATCTGTTCTTTGCTGCGAATCAATGGGATTATGATATCGTGTTTATTGATGGCTTACATCATGCTGATCAAGTGTTTAAAGATATCTTCAATTCGATTCACATTTTAAACAAAGGCGGTACTATTGTATGTCACGACATGAATCCACCAACAGAGGCAAATCAAATTATTCCATTTGAAGCAGCAGGAGAAATGAACTGGACGGGCGATTGTTGGAAGGCATGGGTTGAACTTCGGCAATTAGGCGGCTACTCAATGAAAGTATTAAACACCGATTGGGGCGTAGGCGTAATTCAAGTTGATGAATCGGTTAAGGCTTTGAAGATAAGTGAAGAAATTACTTACGCCAATCTTGACGCTAACCGTGTTAAGTGGTTAAATCTTGTTAATCCTGAATTTGAATACTTATGAGCGAGCCGGTTCACATATCTTTTCACAACGGGAATTTAGATCCAAGAATCCCACGTCATCAATTGGCTGTATTCAATAAGTTCAGTATTGACTTGCATCAAATCGAAACGGTATTACAACACGGCGAGGCTATTGATAATTTTCTGCAAACCTCACCATTTGAAACGATTTACATTTGGGATATTGATTGCATACCAACTGTTAAGAATTTGCCAACCTCACACGCTGATTTATTCGGGTGCGCTCAACAGGCTAATCACATTGATGGCAAGCCGATGTACGTTTCACCTTTCTTTATGCGAATCAAGGCAAGTGAATGGAGGGCGTGCGGTCAACCATCATTTATGCCGAATGAGTTCAACGATGTTGCCGGGCGAGTTACACGGGCATTCGAACTAAATGAAAGACCGATTGAAATGCTGTTTCCGGTTAGCTGCGAAGTTCCGAAATGGGACTTAGGCACAAACTCGACATTCGGACTAGGCACAACTTATCAAGGCGGTATCTACCATGCGTTTGAATCAAGAATGAATAATACGGATATGTTTATTAACAAGTGTAAACAGGTTTTAAATGGCTGAAGATTTATCAGGTTGGAATAGTGAAATTGAGGTAGGTGAAACACTTGCTTCATTAATTCGATTAACTAAGGCAAAGACTGTTTTGGAAGTTGGTGTATTTCAAGGTGCGACAAGTAAGCAACTTATTCAAGCATTACCTCAGGGCGGTTATTTTGTAGGTATTGATATTGAAGATTACAGAACGATTGAGGCTGAAAAGGCTTTTGATAATGCAAATAAAAAGGGCAAGGTTGCTGATTTCATTAAGGAAAGTTCGTTATCTGCATTGAAGAAATTACCAACTAAACACTTCGATTTGATTTTCGTTGATTCGATGCACCATTGGGAACATATCCTGCCCGAATTTAAACTGATTGAACCTTTACTTGCCGATGGAGGATTGCTTTGTTATCACGATTCTATCCACATTGCAGACGTTAAAGACTTGATGACTTACGCCTATTCATTCGGCTATAATTTACTTAATCTCAACACTCCATTTGATCGGGGGTTGGCAATACTGAAACGATGAAAACGATAAAACTCATTCCAAATAATTGCGGTGGTAAGAAATGCGGCTCAAATTGGGCAGGGGCAACTATCATGCGCCCATTGAATTTACCTGTAAAACTCGCTGCGTAATGGCACTAGATATAAACGACATTAACCGAATCGTTGCAAAGTTCGTAGCCAAGCGAAAGACTTGGGAATCTGAACGAGCAAAGTCAACTTACAACCCGATTGAAAAGAAGTATAACACGGCTTATCAATATCCCGAATATTGGGACGGGTACAATTACGCCGCTATGATGTACGAGGCTATATTACCTCATTCACGTGCTGATGTATTTCCGGAAAAGGTTTTAGCTGTTCGCGCACCGAATCAAACAAAAGAACAAGCTGAGTACATTCGGGCAAACTACAAGCCGAACACGTTGAATGTTTTTGAAGATTTCAGAGCGACAATTAGCCGGGCGTTTGCTGATCAGAATTGGTCTGTAAAATATAACGAGGAAACAGACGGGCGGTTTGAAGATGAAACATTTCAGAACTATGTAAACAAAGAGATTCGTTTATTCGGTTCGTTGGAAGCGTTCACCAAATCACTTTTGCCAACTCTAAAGCTGACCGATCCGAATGGGATTATTGCGATTAAACCTGATGACATTGAAACGGAAACAGACGGGGAAGAAATCAGATTGACAAATAACCTCGTTGATCCTATGCCTTATTACTATCCGTGTGTTAGTATCGTAGGGATGAAAATTGATGAGTACTTTCTTGTTATCTCGGATGAAAAAAGCTACGTGCAATCGGGCAATTCAAAAAGAGAAGAAGGAATTATTCTTGAATTATACGATGATGAGTACATTTATCGCATTGAACAAACCGGCAAGAAATCAGATATGAAGTTTGCCGAACCTGTTGTTTACTTTCAGCATGATTTAGGTTATGTTCCGTGCATCCGGTTGATGGGAACGCCTCAGTTTATTAATAACGAACTGTTGTTTCAAAGTCCGTTTATTACCTCAGTACCTTTATTGGATCAAATCATTAATGATGAATCTTATCTTTCTTTAACAAAAGCAACAAGCGCATTCCCGTTCATGGTCGCACTTGGTGAGGTGTGCGAATTTACCGATTCATCTGGCAGCAACTGTTCGAACGGGCAGATATTTGATTCAGTCAATGGCGGCTACCGTACCTGTCCATCTTGCGGTGGTAGTGGTTTAAAGTCTAGGTTTTCTCCAAGCGGTATGCTGTTAATCAAGCCGAAAACATCACTATCAGAAGGCGATTCGGGATTGAGTGGGGATTACGTCAAGTTTGTTTCTCCTTCAATGGATACGCTTAAATTTCTAAGAGATGAAATAGACGCAAACTTCAAGAAATCGCGTGAGATACTTCATTTGCCGTCATCAGATGCAGCAGCTTCAATCGGTGAATCACAAACCGCAACAGGATCATTAAATAAGATGAGGGCGTTGTATGCGTTTTTAAAGCCAATATCTGATCAGTTGTTTACTATTTATGAGTTCATGCTCGTTACGATGGGCAAAATGCGTTACGGTGAGTATTTTGGCGGCGTTACTTTGGTTTATCCAACGACGTTCGATATCAGCACACCGTCTGACTATCTTTCAATTATTGCTGAGGGTGTTAAGGCAGGAGTTCCGCCGGCAGTTACTTATTCGAATGTGTATAACTACATTAAAGCAATCAATTACACAGACGATGAAAGTTCTGCAATCTTTGAACTGATTATGAATGCGGACGATTTGTTGTTGATGAACTCATCTGATATCATTGCCCGTATTGGGTTGGGCATGATTGAGAAATGGCAGGACGTTTTGCATCAATCAGCACCTCAACTGATAATGGAGTTGATACGTAACCACGAACCGACTGCGGATGCACCTAAATTCATTGATTTGCCTATCCAAGATCAAATAAATCAGTTAAATCAGTTGGCATCTGACAAGGTTTATAAAACACTTGATCCGATTGAGGTTGCTCAAAACAAATTAATTGAGTTGGCAAATACCGGAACTGTTGATAGTGGTGGCGATGTGGCTTCAACTGCATTGAACGGTGCGCAAGTTCAGTCGCTGAATGACATTCTGAATAGTGTTGCTACGGGTGTTTATCCAAAAGACACAGGAAAAGCGGTTATTAAGGCTGCATTCCCAACTCTTACCGATCAGCAGATTAACGACATCATTGACCCTGTTCAACCGGGTAGTGTAGCAGCCAACGAAATACCTAATTAATGGCATCGTTTGACGAACTGGTAAAACAGAAGATAAAAACCTTTGAGGATGCGCCCGATGAGCTTGCTACGGCGGCTCAAAAGGCACAAGCAAAAGCATGGCGTGAACTGTTGCCGTTAATCCAAAAAATGGATGTTGATTCGAATGGCAACATTTCACAAACGAATGCGAACATTGAACGAATTGGAATCATTGCGGACAAACTTAATCAACTGCTAGGTGGTAAAGAATACCAAGATGCAGTTAAAACATTCCTAAGTTCAATTGATAAAGGTGTTGAGTTGACTACTGAAATCGCTCAGAAGATTGATTCAAACTTCGAACCAACGAAAGCACAGAAAAATCTACTTGCATTAATGAAAAAGAATGTGATTGATTCTTTGTTTGGCTACGGTTTAAGGGATGTTAATACTCAATTTGTCGAAGCATTGACACTTAACTTAGGTTCAAAATCTTCGTTATCAGACACGATCAAAGCACTTGAAACGGTTGTTATTGGTACTAATGATCTAGACGGCAAGTTAGTTAAGCATATTAAAACGGTTGCATTAACGGCATCAGGGTTAACAGTTGGGGCGTATTCTCGGACGGCAAATGATATTATCGGGGCTGAGTTTTTCAAATACGTTGGCGGTGAGATACCAACAACACGCGAATTTTGCCAACATCGTGAAGGCGAGATTTGGCATCGCAAAGAATACGAGGCATGGGGAAATGGCAAGAATGCAGGCGGTTTGGATGACATAGTAGATGGCGAATGGGCAGGTCGTGCAGATTGGACAAACGCCTCAACTATCTTTGATCTTCCCGGTGGTTGGAATTGCAGACATGCTGTTGTTCCTGTGCTTACGAGATTAGTTCCCGAAACGGTAAAAGCACGGGCAGAGGCTCAAGGTTTTTATAATCCGGAATAATTTATAACTTTGAACTGTGAATCGTATCGTAATGCCAGACGGTCAAATTAAAGTCAACGTGAGTACATCCGTTGCAGATCTGTTATTTAAGCAAGGCGGTAGAATACTAGAACTGCAACCAATACAACTATCATATGCCGATCAAACCGGAAGAAGCACTGGAACTAGTGAAATTCCTAAACCTAGACGAAAGCGAAACGCTCGATCAAGCGAAGGAAAAGTTTAATTTATCTTACCTCAAATCTGAGGAACTGAACAACAAGATCGGACGGCTTACGGGTTCGGTTGCTGCTGTTGTAAAAAAAGCATACGAACCTTTTGGTGTAACATTATCGGATGAAGATTTCAAAACTCAAAAGATTGAAGATGTAATTCGTGGTGCATCAGATAAGGCGAAGACATTTTTTGAAACCCAAAAGTCAGAATGGGAAAAACGGGCAGAAGGCAAAGGCGGTGAAGAACTTGTTAAGCAATGGGAAGATAAATACAAAAAGGTTGAGAAATCTTTGCTTGAAGAAAAGCAACTTAAAGCCGATGTTTTGGCTCAATTCGATGGGTTTAAAAATCAGGTGGAGATTGAAAAGAAACAAACGAAGCTGAACGGCATCTTTGAAAAGGCACTTGAAGAAATAAAGATTGATCCAACGACTGATAAATACAAGTTGAAAGGGTTCAAATCTGAGTTCTTTGAGAAGTTTAAAATTGACCTTGAAGAAGATTCACCTATTATCAAAGAAATCAAAACGGGTGAGAAGTTGAAATCTTCAGCAAAGGCAGGTTCTTACATGACCGTTTCAGACGTGCTTTTAAAAGAAGCAACCGAAGCAGGAATACTTCAAAAGAATCCGCATCAGGGTAAGCCAGCAGGAGGTAAACAAACACCGGCAGCAAATGAACCTGAGAAAAAAATAATTCGTGGAGTGAATCCTCGTTTTCTTGGTGGTGTTTAAAATTTAATTACTTTTACCTCACTTTCATGTTTGGGTTTAAGTTGACAAAAAAAAGGATTGTTAGGTCTTGTATCTTTCAATCCTTTTTTACGTATATTTGAACCGCATTAAGACAGCACGTAGTCTAACAAGACTGTAAATTGTAAATCGTAGGCGAAGCATCAGCCTTTTAAATTCGATTGCATACTTACAAATTCGACTACAAATGTCTATTTCACGAATATTATCGGAATGCCCGAACATACAACTTCCTTTAGGTGAGTTGTTTATTGAGGTTGGTCAACGCGAGCAACTTCCTTTTCTTGAATTTCTTAACTCGGCTGAAAATCAATCCGCCATCGTTCAAAATGTTTCGCCGGGAGGTGGTAAACTAAGAACGGTTGAAGCACGTTGGATTCAGCGATTACCGGAAACCGAAGTTGAAGCAGGAGCAGATATTAAAGCCTGTTCTGCTACAAACGAATACGGTGATTCAACCACTACTTACACTCTTGAAACTACTGACACCTACCAAGCATCTGCTCTAATTGATGCCGAAGCAATTGCACGTCATTGTCAAGACAATTCACGTTACATCCTAGAATCAGTTATGCGATTGATGGATGTTCTTGATCGTAAGGTTTCTTCTGCTACCGCTACACAAGCTGTTGCACTTACAGGTAAATGGGGAACTGAAGTTTCAAGTTTCTACACCGTGAACGGATCGGATCAACTTGTACTTGCAACACGTCAAACAGGCGGACAGGCTCTTAATGAGTTTACCCTTGCCGACATTCAACAAGCAACAAGAATGGCAAACTATCCGGGAGCACCTATCGCGTTTGGTGGTGCAGAAATGCAACGCTATGCAAATGCAGTACTAGCCGGATGTTGCACTCAATACGGAATCGACCTTGCAGCTATTTCGGCTCAAAACGGTTTCGGATTTGCTTATGACGCTCGTTTGGTTTCTGCTTTAGGCAGTAATCTTGAGGCGATAATCACAACTCCGGGAGCGATTCAGTTATTGTCTTACAACTTGGCTCAATGGAATCAGGGTGTTACTTTCTCTTTGGGTACTGGTTACTCTCGTGTGATCGTTACAACTCCTGCCGGTCTGTCTGCTGATTTGACGATGAAAGATGATTGCGGTAATTTATCAATCGTTCTGACCTTTACCGGTAAAGTGGTTGCGTTACCAACAAACATCTACGAATCTGCGGATAAGTATTCAGGTGTTAACTATGTTAACCAAGTATTGATCACAAACCCGTAAGTCCTGACTTCTTGATCTCCAAAGAATTTCAGGATGGATTTGCGTTTCAATTCCAATCAGGAGAAGATTTCGATTTCCAATAAACTATCTGCTCGGTGTAATAGCCGGGCAGATTTTTAAAAAACTTAAAGATGTGCTACGAATCACTACTAGGTATTAAAGATTGCACGTTACAAGATCCGATCACGGGTCTATACATTGATACGCTAGGTATCACATCTCCTTTACTTGATCAGTTTATTACTTCGCAATATCAAACGGGTGTTGAATTGTTCGAAGATAAACGGTCTTTAGCTTGGCGTAAGATTTCGTCTGATTTCATTTCCAGACTTTCGCCAATGATGAAAGCCGACACGATAATTGATTCAATGCGAATCGGGCAAGTGTTGACAAATTCATCGAATGTTGATCCTGCTTTAGGTGCAGGAAATTATGGCGGCATACGTGTAAAGATTGATCCTAATTCAAGTTCATTCCTAGCGTTTAACCTTTCTGATTTCAGTATCGCTATTCCTGCAAGTTCGGTTAACACTTCGATTCTCGTTTTCGATATGACAACAGGGCTGAAGATTGATACATTCACTTATGCAGTCGGTTCGGTTGATCAGTACATCAATAAAAACTATTTTGCAAAAAGGCGTAAAGCTGATCTTGCATTCGTTTATGAATCGCTTGTTGACACTTATCGGTTGACAGTTAAAAAAGGTTCATGTACTGATTGCGGCGGTAACATTAAAGATGCTCACATTTGCCCGTTTGTTGACGCTTCCGGCATTCAACTAACAACGGATGGAACAACTATACTCACTTCAAATGTAGCTAAGTACACGCAAGGTATGAGCCTAGTTTATAACGTGAATTGTGATCGTGAATCGTGGCTTTGTTCAATCGGCGGTTTACTTGCCTTGGCTTTGGCTTACGGCACGGCGGTTGAAATTTATGATTATGCGTTGACTATTTCACCAACAAAACGAGTTAACACGGCGGTATCAGTTACAATAGATCAACTTACACAGGCTCGTTCGATTGCAGCCGATAAATATAACATCGAACTTCAGACGGTACTTCAGAACATGAGATTGCCAAACGATGTTCATTGCTTCGATTGTCAAAGAAACATTAAATACGTAACAGCCTTACCATGATAACGGTTGATCAGTTGGATAAAAATTTAAAAGATATGCTCGCAGGGTGGTTTACTAATTTTGAACCATTGTATCAAGCTGTGTTTAATTTAAAAACCAATCTGATGCAGGAGCGAATATTTGGCAAAGGAACTTCTGGTGGAAGCAATACAGACGGCACGAAATTACCTACTGAACCATATTCAACAAAACCGATTTACGTTTCGCCAACATCGTTAAGGAATGCACCAAGTCAATTTAAAAAAGGCAAACGAGGAACTGCAATCAAGTCTTTATATTTTCCATTCGGTTACGCTCAAATTAAAACACAAACTTCTGCGGTTTTGCCTTTGCAATTAACCGGTGCATTAAACCGTTCTTGGATTTCAACGCCTGTTTCAGAGGACGGATTAACAGCAACTATTGAAATATCAACAGAACAAATCGGAAAGGTTGACGGCTTAGAATCTAAATACGGAATTATCTTCCAACCATCAGACGAGGAACAACAAGAAATGCTACTACTTCACGCAGAATTAATAATCGAACAAATTAACAAACAATTCAATGGCTGAGAAACTAACAGACAGAACCGCTAAGACAAGCAATTTTGCAGACGGTGATTTAGTTCACGTTGTGGATGTTTCGGATACTTCACAAGACCCGGCAGGTAGTTCGTTTAAATCCACGATTGGCAATATTTACGGTTCGTATTTAGCACCAAAGATTACATCATCTCAAATCGTTACCAATGCAGCCGATACTTATTCTGTAACGCTTGCAGACACGGTTAGTACGAATCATTATTTATTTCTGCAAACTGCAAGTGGCGATCCATTTGTTTCTGTAACTGTCACTTCTTACAGCTCACCAAAAGACGGGGCAATTTTAGTGATGAAATTAAACAGGGCAGGTTCGGGCAATTTAACTATTCCCGGGTTTTCATCTGTTAGCGGATTCTCATCAGGTGTTTACACATCAAGGTATTCAACTTCTTTAGCAGCTTGGGCAAGTGTTAATTATTTGCCTTTGACCGTGTCAATGGTTGAAGATTTCACCGATTTAGGGGATGTTCCAAGTAGCTACACAGGACAGGCGAATAAAGTTGTTAAGGTTAAAAATGATGAAACGGGGCTGGAGTTTGGGCAGGAAGTTCACAACCTCAAAATATCCCTAACAGCAGCGCAAATAAAAACAGCAAACTCAGTTCCGATTGATATTGGTTTACCTGCTAGTGGCGCAGGTTTTTATTATCGGGCGACTGCGTTTGATTGTTTTTATTCATTTAACACAGAGGCGTTCAATAGTTCAAGGCTATTGCTTATTGACACTGACTTGTCTCTTAACGCTCAACTTGAGTGTAATAGTCTTTTAGATGTAAGTCAAAATTGGAATGTAAAAGGAGTTACTGTTGACGGCGGAGCGCATTATAAAGAAGATAGTGAATTGTGTATTATAGCAAATATTGATTCAATAGGCGTTGGTGATTCAACCGTTGACTGTTACATAACCGTTGTTAAAGTTGCTTTGTAAATGAACCTACTCTCACTCATAATTGACCGACTTAATCAACGGGTTGCCACACGTAACTTGTTCGATAAGATTTACGGACTATCAGAACTCAATCAAAACGGTAACGAAAAGGCTTGGGTAAATTATATTGGTGACGGTCAGGCGCAAGTTGTAAGCGATTATGACGGTGCAAATGGTACTTTATTTTGGGCAAAACGTGGACGGGTTACGATAAGTCAGAATGAGCAGTATAATTCAATATCATGTCGGCAGCTTTACTTAATTTCAATTCCCTTGACTGCTTATGGAATTGTACGTAGGTCTTCACTTCCATGCGATGCTGCTGATTCAGTTGATTTTGTTGCTACTGAATTATTCAAATATTGTTCCGGTAAAGATGTTGAGTTCAGACTAGCAACAGGATTGATTCAATACGATGTTGTTCCTGTTAGTTATGGTGAGGAAACAAAAACATTAACCAAAAACTTAGAATGGGCTTGTGTAACGGTTGATTTTAATATTGAAATTATTACCGATTCAAGTGAGGGTTGTTATGCCGCTTGTGATAGTGTAATTCTGCCTCCATACGTTCCAAGTCCTAGCAATTGTTGCAACATTTCTATTTATGATGAGGGGATACTACTCACAAACAATGTCCGGCAAATAAATTTTGAGGGCGCAGGTGTTACGGCATCGTCAGACGCTAATTCAGTTACAGTTACAATAAACGGTGGCGGTGGAGGATCAGCGGCATGGGGTTCAATAGGCACAGGAACAGGTGTTGCTTCTCAGGCTGATTTAGTCGCTTATCTTGCTGCTAACTTTTATCCCTTACTCGGAAATCCATCGGGCTTTCTTCTTGCAACCGCTCTTATTCCTTACCTTACTACGGCTGCCGCTGCATTAACTTACTTTCCAATTCCAACAGGCAACACTTCTCAATATGTTCGTGGTGATGGTTCACTTGCTAATTTTCCTGCAATAAGTTCTGGAACTGTTACTGATTTTATTTTTACGGATGGAAACGGATTCACAGGAACGGTTACACTTTCAACCTCAACGCCGACTTTATCAATATCACTTCAAATCGCTTCAGGTTCTCAAAACGGGCAGTTATCTTCTGCCGATTGGACTACATTCAACAACAAGTTATCTGCTGCAATAACATCATTAAACGGATTAACCGGAGCGGTTCAAACATTTGCAACAGGAACTACCGGAACTGACTTTGGTATCGTATCAGCAGGAACGGTTCATACATTTAACATTCCAACGGCTTCTGCTGCTAATCGTGGACTTCTTTCATCTGCTGATTGGGGTACATTTAATGGCAAATTTGATGTTCCAACGGGAACAAATGCAGATTACTTAGATGGAACAGGTACACCAACATTATTCCCTACATTAACAAATGGTACAGTAACCTCAGTTGATTTAACAATGCCTGTTGCATTTACTGTTACAGGAAATCCAATTACAACATCAGGAACATTAGCCGTTGCAGCGGCAGGACTTTCATCTCAATATATCAGAGGCGATGGGCAATTAGCTAACTTTCCAACATCAAGCGGTGGTGGTTCATCGGTTAGTTACTACTTAAATGGATCAGTTAATCAAGGTACTTTTGGTGGTTCTACTTATTACGAGATGAGTAAAACTCCAGTCTTGGCAGGAGGTACTACTTTTACAAGACTTAATTCTGCGGGTAATGGATTGATTGCTCAATTTATAACTGATGCTGGTGATCCAAATTTGCTATCTATACCAGCAGGAAATTGGAATTTAGAACTATTTTTCAAAGCATCTTCAAATGGTGGCAGTCCATCATATTATGTTGAGTTATACAAGTATGATACCATAGGACTTACATTCACTTTAATTGCAACGGATGCTTTAACACCTGAAGGGATTACCAATGGCACTACATTAGATGCTTATTTTACAGCATTGGCAGTTCCTGCTACAACACTTGCACTTACTGATAGGTTAGCACTCAGAGTCTTTGTAAACACATCAGGTAAAAATATTGAACTACATACTGAGAATGGTCATTTATGCCAAGTTATAACTACTTTCTCAACTGGCATCAATGCTCTTAATGGCTTGACGGCACAGGTGCAAAACTTGGCAGTTGGAACTAGCGGTACTGACTTTGCAATTAGTTCGGTAACAGATACTCATACATTCAATCTACCAACAGCATCAGCAACTAACAGAGGTGCATTAAGTAGTGCTGATTGGACTACATTTAACGCAAAAGCACCTTTAGCAAGTCCTGCCTTTACAGGAAGTCCAACTGCTCCAACTCAACCAATTTCAACAAATGACTTAACTATTGCTAACACAGCATTTGTTCAAAACGCAGTTGCTAAACCATTAGCAGGAGCAAATTTATTTTTATACTACAACTTTATTTAATATGGCAGCAAATTTTTCACCAATATTCGTTTTAACACCTAATTGCCCCGTAATAACTATCCCGGGTCTTGTTGCGTCAGCAAACACAGCAAGAGATGGGTCAGGAACTCTCGGCACTAACATTTTTAATCTGTTTACAGCAGGAGCAAATGGGAGTCGTGTTGATTACATAAAATTTACTTCAGCACAAGCAACGCCAGCTGGTTCATCAGCAATGGTTGGAAGGGTGTTCTTAACTGATACATTAGGTAATAATCCAAGATTGATTGAAGAGGTTGCCATTGTAACCGCAACGGCAAGTAATACTGTTATTGGGGCAACGTCAACTATTACTTTTATTGGTGGATTAATAATTGATTCGGGGCAAATTATAAGGGTTTCACAGTCAGTATGTGCAGGAGTTCAAGATCAAATGCAAGTTGTAGCTAGAGGAGGTGATTTCTAATGACTTATAGCGGAGGAAGGGTTTATGGACTTGTTGGTGAATTCGCCTATGGGTTTCCTTACGGTAAAGACCCCGACGCTCTCAGGTTTATTAATACAGTAGGCACACTTACTTCAGAAGAAAAGATTGCCGTTGAAACATTGGTAATGAACTTAAAGGTTTTTAAACTTTGGAGTAAAATGACTTTCATTTATCCAATGGTTGGTGGCACATTAAGGACTTGCAGTTATAATCTTGTAAATCCAAGCCTGTATCAGATTACTTGGTTTAATACCCCAACAGCATCAAGGACAGGAGTAAGGGGTAACGGTATTAATCAATATGGTTTAACAGGGATAAATGTTGACACTGTATTTTCTGATTTTGATGTCCACCTAGCCTACTATTCTCGCACATCGGTAAACGCTCTTGGAGGTTTAATGTCTGCGGTTAATAATGCTGGGTCGGCAGTTTGTGGAATCTACACTAATACAGGACCTAATATGCTATCTTTTTTTGGTGATGGCGCATCGGGGATAAATGTGGGTGTAACAAACACACAGGGTTTAATAATAGGAACAAGAACATCAGCCTCATTAAATCGTGGTTACAGAAACAAGACGTTAGTTGGTACTCAGGCATCAACTGTCTCACCTTATACCACAGGAACTCAGATGGGAATTCTTTGCGAGAACAGACCTTCAATCGTAAGTAGATTCTCCACTGCTGAATGCGCTTTTGCTTGCGGAGGTACAGGCTTAACACCCGATGATACTTTTATTCTTGCCGTGGGAGGAGCAAACATGAAAAATACAGATGCTCAAAACCTTTCAATAATAGTGGACATATTTCAACAAATGTTACAGAGAAACGTATGATAGTAGCAGTAGTAAGCCAAAGTGTAGTGGATGAGTTTCAAAATTATGTGTCAGGCATTAATGGAGTTCATTTCATTGAACTTGAGGACGGAACTTGGTTTGCGCCAATTGAAATGGTGGCGATAATGCCAGAAGTGTTTACCGAATACGAAATGAGGGATTTAGGAGACTACACACCAAACGAAGACGGCACATACAATCCGAATGGGTGGAAACCTAAAATAGAATAAGTACCTTTGTGAGCATGTTAGACAGGTTGGCATTAGTTTCGGATTCGATTTTGTACTTTGTTTGTGATCCTAATTTTCGGGTAATCTATTCAAATAACTTTTTTCAAAGTACAATTGACATCACAATCGGGGCGAACCTGTTAGATTTTTTGCATGAAGAGGATGCTGCTAATTTTCTAAAGGTTGTCAGCAAAAAGAAAAACAATGTTTCGGTAAAGGTCAAGGTAAAAGGACACAGGTACGAACTTTGCCGATTTACATTTGACACGCTGTTACATACGCATCTACATTTTATCGGGGTAATTTTAGAAGATACACCTCAGACGAACAGGGATGAAATCAAACGCCAAAAGAAAGCCTTAGAATCAATCAAGCATTTTATTCATCACGAATTGCTTTCTCATCACTCAAAGGTTGAAGGAGGTCTGAAACTGCTTGGAATGGCAAAGACTGATTTAGAACGCAATGAGGCGATACTGATAATTGAGAACGCTTCGGCTGCATTAAGGTTGGCAATTATGAACGCAAATACTAAGATATGAAAACGATTTTGTTTCTGCTGCTTTCGGTTTCGTTATTCGGGCAGGTTAAGCCCGTTAAGTATCGCGTAAGGGCGGTGAAGGATTCCGTGTTTATTCAAGACACCATTTACCCTGATCACACGTTGAAAGTCTGGTCAGTCTACGCTAAAGACTTCATGTTTACTCTGACCAATCCAAACGGATATGTAGTTGATGTTTTGCAACCTCATCGCAACGGATGGAAACGAGGTCAAGAAATGCAAGGTTGGTATTCTTACGATTTGGTGTGGTACGATTTCAGAGGGAAGCGGTCGGTAAAGAGTGGGAAGGTGTTGGTGTTATGAAAATCAATACCTATTTACTCGGTGCGCTAATCGTTGCAATTCTTTTGCTATTGTTCATGGGTAAGTTAGGCTACGATTGGAAGCAAGAATCAGACCGTCACGAATCAAACGAATACGCTTTACTGAATCCAAGTGAGGGTAGAGTTGTGAACTTAACCCGTGAACAGTTTGAAGATAGGTTAGGGTTCAAGATTGATTCGCTTAATCGGGTGCATGGTGAACGAATGAAGCGAGTGCAAGGGCTTACTACTATCAAAACAAAGATAGTTCGGCAAAACGTCCCAATGGAGGTCGTGCGATATGACACAATAACAAAGGTCAGGCAGTTGGCTTATCTTGATTCGTGTTTTAAGGTAACTATTCAGGACACCACGCTATCCATCCAATTCAACGACACCATCCAAATCGTCAATCACTTGGGTAAAAGGTCAAAGAAGTTCTTATTTATCCGTTACGGCAAACGGCACGAACTCGTTAAGGCGTTTAGTAAATGCGGACAAGTTGAGGTTGGGAGTGTTAAGGTTGTAAAGGAGTAACCTATCCGCTTTCGATTCGTAAAAGCAAAACATGATAACCTCGCAAATTGCTTTGAAAAGATACGGCAAACCCGATGCAGCTAACAAGTGCATGGTGCTTTGGGATGTGCCAACAGAACTTGAAATCGGGTTTATTCCTAAACGAATTTACTGCAATAAAGATTTAGTCAAGCCTTTGGAAAATGCGTTTAAAAATCTAATCGGCAGAGGCTTTGTTAGTGAAATAAAGACTTGGGACGGATGCTTTAATATCAGAACTAAACGAGGTTTAAACTCAATGAGTCTGCATAGTTGGGGTTTGGCGGTGGATATAAATGCTTTCGAAAACGGATTGAATACAAAAGGTAAATTAACAGCAGGGTTTGTAAGGTGCTTTACGGATGCAGGGTTTGAGTGGGGCGGTAATTGGAGTGGACGAACTGATCCGATGCACTTTCAACTTGCCTCAATACCTTTCTAAATGGCAACCCGTAAAAAAAAGACGTGGACTGATTACCTTACATGGAGCAATGCCGGACTGCTTATCGTTATGCCTATCCTAGCTTGGTTTGCTTTCGGACTTCTTACGGGAAAGATGAAATCCGAAACAGCAGCAGCAGGAATGATTACATGGTCAGGTGTTGGAACGGGTCTTGCATTAATGATTCAACAGTTTAAAAAGAAACCCGATGTGGAGTGATTCAATAGATGGACGTTTAATGTTTGGCAATTTCACCCAGTTGTTTTATCAGTACGATATTGATTTGGATAATCTGCCTGTTACACTCCCAAACGGAATGATTCTGCTGCGTTCTGAGTACAATGGTGTTGATTCATTGAACGTGTTCTACAAGTGGAGCAAACTGCCCGATTCAAAGCCTGTGTTCAATTCATACACTACTTTTGATTCGCTAGTACAGAATTACGTGAAGATGCCTGTTACTGCGCCAAAGTATCACACGGAAATTTACCAACACCCTAGAACACCCGAACTAGAACTTGAATCAGCCGGGCGACTTACTTCCTATTGCGGACTTTCGCTGTTTGTTGCGGTTTGGCTCGTGTGTATTTCCGCAAAACTCTTTCGCCTATCGGTATGAATGGTGGTTAATTGGGTGGGTTTGTCGCGGCTATAAGGTAGTTAGCAGCAACCCTATGGAAGCTCACTAAATAATCCAACCTGTTCGACTTTTGAATGATTGTAGATATTTAAAGCACTTTCAAAAATTGCAAGTCCTATTTCGGGTTCGACACAATTATTTAATAACTGCCTTTTATCCCCAGTATAAGAATGAATATTATCTACATAAATACCTCTATCATCCATTTTCTTAATCAAGTTGTTTCCTTTATCGTTATTTACTTTTGATTGAAAGTTTAGCAATGGTATTTTAAAGTTTGCCCAAAAATAATGTCTGCCGCTCACTTGTGGTTTTATTAATGGCTCATAATACCCTGCTACATTTTCAACACAAAATTTGCCTTTAAAAAATGTTTGCAATACAATTATTTCTTGATAGAGCTTCATATCAGGATATTTAACTTTACCACCATCGCCCCTTGAACGAGTTGAAAAGTTTAAAATACTATGTGTTTGGCAAGGGGGCGAACACCATATAAAATCAAAGTTTTCATAGTTATCAATCAAATATTTGTGTGCATCAGTTACTATTACTTTATCGTTTGGATATAAGTCTTTATAAATTGCTGCAATATTTTCATCATATTCTATTGCTGTTACTTCGATATTACCATTCCATAATTTACGATTTCCACCAATTCCAGCGTAGCAATTTAGAACCCGAAAAGGGCTGCTGCTAACATCGGTTTGGCAAAATGGGGGCTGACTGCTTTCTATCATCATTTGTGTTTATTTAAACATTAGTAATTCTAATCGGCTTTTGTGGGTATAATTCCCCCACTTCGCCAAGCCGTTTAACGTTATGCTCCATTTTGCTTTCCCTCCCACCACTTTGTAAGAAAGTGAGTAAGTGAATGAACGCATTGTTTTACATAAACCCTTTTCCATTCAGTAATTCCGCTATCTAAATCAACACGCCTTAATAGTTCAAAGGTTTTAATTCCTGCTCGGAAATCTTCTACAAACATTACGTGTTCCCATTTTGTCCAGTTTCTTTTTTTAAACATTGTTTCTATTTTTTAAGTTAATAATTTCGTTAATCCTGCCCACGCAAAACGAGAGCATAACAGCACATACACGCTATTTTCCCTCTCTCAATCCAACGCTCACAGCGTGTATCTGCAAACCGTTATAAGCAAGTAACAACCGAGCATTTGAACTAATCGGAAATTCCGAACGGTTCGTTTTTTACCCATCATAAAACTCATCGCTATCATTCTCAATTCTTCTTCGTGATCGTTTCGAGGTCAACAAAGAAATCATTGCTGCCCAAACGACTAAAATGCCGATAACTAGGTAGTCTTTCATCTCCCTTTTATTTTAAGTTGGTTCACCTTGTGGCAGTCCTTTATTGCCTTTAGCAGTTCAAATGCTAACTTCGGTGAAACATTCTCACGCCCGGTTTCGATTTGACAGATAAAAGATGGGTTCGCATATCCCATGTGTTTGGCAATTTGCGCCTGAGTTACTCCTTTAAGTTTTCGCAGCTTCCAGATTTGGAGGGAGAAAGGTTCTTTTGATTTCATGCCGACAAAGATAAACACATTTTCCTAATAAAAAAATTAGGATATTAAATTTCTTTTCGCATATCTTTGCGGACACTTAAAAACAACTCATTATGAAACCAATCCAACCAACAAAACTACAAGTCTTCTGCGCTGGTGTATCTGCTATAATTGCAGGTGCTATGTTATGCTCATTTATATGGGCAGTAATTGATTTACTAACCTTTAATAACTAATCCAATGGAAAGCGTAACCGTAAAACCAACCAACACAATCAAATCATTCTTTGAACAGGAATCTGTAAAGAATAGATTTCAAGAAATGCTCGGCAAGAAAGCAACACCGTTCCTTGCTTCGATCGTTCAGATCACAGCTAACAATTCGATGTTAAAAAATGCCGATCCGATTAGCATTTATAATTCAGCATTGATGGCAGCGACTTTGGATTTGCCGATCAATCAGAACTTAGGATTCGCTTACATTGTTCCTTATGGTAAGGTGGCTCAGTTTCAAATTGGGTACAAGGGAATTTTACAATTAGCACAGAGGTCAGGTCAATACACCGCTATCAACGTAATTGAGGTCTACGAAAATCAATTTGAATCATTCAATACCTTGACTGAGGAAATCAAAGCGGACTTCTCAATACCGGGCGATGGTAAGGTGGTTGGATATGTGGCATACTTTAGATTGATTAACGGATTTGAAAAGACTTCGTTTTGGACTATTGACAAAGTTACCAAGCATGGCAAAAAATATTCAAAGTCATTCAATGGTTCGTCAAGTCCGTGGCAGTCTAACTTCGATGAGATGGCAAAGAAAACTGTTCTAAAGTCTACCTTATCAAAGTGGGGCATTCTATCAATCGAAATGCAAACGGCTGTTAGAGTTGATCAGGCGGTCATTAAAGACGAACTAGGAAACGAGGTTGAATATATTGATCACGAGGAAGTAAAACCTGATCCGAAAATTGATCGCATGAAAGCCTTAATCGAATCCGCAACCACAACCGAAGAACTGGACAAGTATTCTGCTGATGTACCGGCAGAACTGCAAGAAATGTTTCAAGAAAAGTACATGAGCCTTTTAGATGCGAAATGATGGACTTTAGCAAAGTATTATTCAGGTGTTCATCACTAGGTAAATTAATGACAGAGCCTCGGAGTAAGTCTGAGGTTCTTTCTTCAACTTGCATTGATGAACTTATAAAGGTGTACGCAAAAGTAAAGTATGGCAGGAGCCGGGATATAACTTCCAAGTACTTAGAGAAAGGTATTGCGATGGAAGAGGAGGCAATCACCCTGTATTCAAAGTTCAAACGGGATTATTTTGTGAACAACAAGGCAAGGATGTCAAATGCTTTTATAACGGGTGAATGGGATATCTTGAAAAACGAGATAGTAACCGATACTAAATGCAGTTGGGATTTAATCACATTCTTAAAGGCTACTAAAGGCGAACTTAACAAAGACTACTTCTATCAATTGCATGGTTACATGAGTTTAACGGGTGCGAAGTCTGCTGTTGTTGCTTACTGCTTGGTGAATACTCCTGAGAACCTAGTACAAAGTGAAATCAAATCAACTTGGTATAAGATGGGTTGTCCTGATGAATCATCTGATGAATGGCTAAACGTGGTGCAAGAAATCCAAATGCTGGGCGTGTATGATGACATCCCGGTGCAAGAGCGTGTATTTGAGTTCGAAATTCAGCGTGATGAATCTGTTATTGAAAGGATAAATGCACGAGTTGAGCAATGTAGGGAATGGATGAATCAGAATTTTAACCATCCAATTATCAGCACGTTACAAAAATAATTGCTTTTTTGTTCGATTATGTATTGCGGAATCAATTAATGTTTCTAATTTTGACAAATCAAACAACAACAAAAACGGAAAACATGAAAGTAACTATCTCAACACTTGGAAACATGAGCTTTTTAAACTTCTTCAATTCAAAAGAAATTTATTCGGTAAAAGGATTTGACACAGTTAGAAAAGCTAAAAACTACGCAAACAAATACGGATATACAATTTATGAAAAATTACCAGAAGAAGTTAGAGAGTTTGAATACTGCGACTAACAAACCAACCAGAGGAGGCACTCGCAAAGGGGCGGGTGCTAAACCAAAATACAACGAACCGACTCGAATAATTACTTTCAGAGTGCCGATTTCAAAAGCAATAGACATCAGGCAACTCGTAAAAAATCAACTAATTAAATACTTGAAACCATGACAAACACCGACAGAGCGCGACAACAAGCAGCAAAATTTGTCCAGAAAAACATTGATAAATTCAGCGAACATCCTGAATTGTGGATTGAAGCGATAACATTAGAACTATTGCAATTTCAGTTTAATGAGTTCAAGTTGGAGGTAGCGAATAGCCACGTAAGCCAACAGGATATTGATAACGAACTAGCTAAGTACTTATGAAATCAACTCCTAAATCAATCAGCGAAACGCGAACAGTTACGTTCGAATGCGTAGACTACGATGTTGAATGTGTGATCACATTTGGCGAACCTGAAACGAGAGATTATCCCGGCTCAGGTGACGAGATAGAAATCACAGCCGTGAATCTTGATGGCGAAGATGTAACCGATACAATGACGATTGGTGAACTAAGGCAAATTGAAGATATAATACTTGGGTTATGACAAATCACACTATTTACCGCAAGGCTCAGACGTTGCCATTCGTTCAGTTCTGCAAGTGGTACAATCAGGCGGTGCGGAAACGTAAAAACCGTGATTCCAATAATGCCGGAACTTTGCCTTTTTCCGTGATCGAATGTAATGAGGTTGGCAGGACGAAAACAGTAATACGAAAATTAACAGGCGCATTGCCTATTTACGAAGATAATAATTGAAAAGTTTAACTAAAAACCCATAAAACCATGAAAATCACAATTGATCAAAACAAACTAATCACAATCACTTTTACAGTT